AGCTAAGGATCTCATCAACGCTGCTGATACTGTCACCATCCCTGGAAGCTACGATCTGAATCTGTCTAGACTGCTCAACGGCAACTATGATACGATGAAGTGGTACGACTGGGAAAGCGACATGGCAAGTCTGTCAAAGGATTGGCCGAACGTCCTCTTTGCGCTAAGTGGAGAAGGCGAGGAGCCCGGTGATCTGTGGAAGGCTTGGGTAAGAAACGGTAAGGTTGTCAAGGTACAAGGTAAGATCGTCTACGACATCCCAGACCTTGACAAAGTGCTTCCAGTCAACGATACTGTAGAAGAGAAGTACAGAGCACAGAAGAAGGCAGAGCTTCAAGCCACTATCAAGGATCTTGAGAACAGGCTAGCGGAGCTTAAGGGACTATCTAAGGATTGAGATGGCGCTGTCTGGACCAGGAGATACCTGCTGGTTTCAGCGATGCAGCAACAAGCCAATTCATCGAATTAGGTACTACAACAAGACTGTAATGGTCGGCAACAAGCACAAGAATCTTGATGGATTGGGATGTGCACCTAGTCGCAGAAGGCCAAAAGGTTCAGCTTGACAGACGCTACGGGGTCTGTTAGTATTAAGTACAACGCAGCGACAACGCTGCTATCTGGCACGGGGAAGATGGTAATCCATTCGCTTTGGAAGCGTAAGAAACCCGGTTCGATTCCGGGGTGCCAGACTCGGACTGCAAAAGCAGTCTATCGGGATGTAGCTCAGCTTGGTCAGAGCGCGCCGTTTGGGGCGGTGAAGTCGCAGGTTCGAATCCTGTCCTCCCG